ACGCCGCAAGATGTGATTAAGCTTTTCAGTAAAGAACAGATGGCCGCTCTTAGGAAACACTTTGTTGCGGAAGCACAAGAAGGAAACCCCTTCACTCGCCAAGCCTCAGCGAAGCCTGGAACAGCTCAAAGTTCTAGAACCAAGCCAGTTTCTACAGATGATTTCTTCAAAAAACTAGAATCAAAATTTGGGAGATAATTCATGTCAAGTCCAGGTCTATTTTTCTGGCAAGACCGGATTGGGAAAACCAATCCCCACGTCGTGCAATTTATGTATCAAATCACTGCGGCTAAAACTGTCAGCCAACTACCACAAGGGACCCCCACCCTTACGTCGTTTGATGCACTGGCTTCCCAAGCAGTCATTGACGACTTCCTTGGAACTACGAATGAATTCCTACTTGCACAATTTGACGCGACTTCCCTAGGCCTGGACGCCTTCGGCTGTATCGTTAACTTCGGTGGACAAGCAGACCAGCTATACATGGTCGAGGGCTATGTCGACGACTTGACCACTAGAGTCGAGAAGGCCATGCCAGCTGTTACCACGCTAACTAGCTCCTCTCTCACTAACCAGTGCGCCAAAGGTGCCAATGGAAACATGGCAGCTCGCTTGGTTATGACTGGCCTTGATGCGCTGACTTCTGGAATTATCGTGATCAAGTTTTATTTCAAATCTAAATAACAATTAAATCTTTTGGAGTTTATATATGAGTCAAACAAGTAACGCCGATGTCTTACAGACATTCAAGCGAGTCTACGGTGACCTGACCAATCTTTTGCCTGATGATTTCCCTTTGGCGAAATATATTCCCTTCTCAGAAAAGCAAAAGGTGGGCGAGAAATATGTTGAAGCCGTAGCCCTAACTAACGAAGTTGGTTGGACTTTATCGGATTCTACGGATGCGTTTGAGCTCAACCCAGCTATCGCTGGAACGGTCAAACAAACCGAAGTCGTCCCCTATATCACAGTGCTCCCAAGTATTGTGCCATGGGGTGTAATGTCGCGAAGTGCTGGAGGAGGCGATCGCGCATTTTTCGATGCTACCAAGTACACAGTTCGTAACAATTTAAAAAGTCATTCTCGTTTACAAGAGACTTTGAGACTCTACGGAAGGTCTCCATACCTTCTCGGCGCAGTCTCTTATGCTTCCCAAGTATACCGAGGAGTCGCTTTCACGAACGGAACAGGAACTCTACCTAACACTAGGTTCGGGTCTCTTACGTTCACAAACGGCATCAATGCAGCTGGGAAATATATCCTGTTCGCACCTGGACAGTTTGCAGCTGGCATTTGGCTAGGCCTGGAAGGGGTCAAGATCAGCCAGGTAACCTCTACCGGTGTGATCCAAGCTTCCGGTAAGCTAGTGGCTGTAGACGCCGCATACGGCATTTTAAAGGTGGATTTCACCCCTGTAGCGGCTTCCGCGGCTCTCTCTTCCCGACTATGCTTCGAAGGCATGGAAGGTTCTGGAAAAGAGTATTTTGGTTGTGAGTATATCCTTACAAAAACCGGAAACCTTTTCGGGATTGATAACACGATCTACTCTTTGTGGTCTGCTAACCAGTTTGACTGCCAAAACCAAAAACTTTCTCTTGCTAAATTTCAGGAAGCTGTTGCGAATGCAGTCAACAAAGGTGGACTTGAGGGTGATCTTGATGTGTGGCTCAACCCACGCTCTTGGGCGACGATTGCGAGCACTGAAGCTGGCCTTCGAGTCTACGACGACTCGTACAAAAAGGGTGAAGCTGAGCAAGGTTTTGAATCTGTAACTTTCTACACCCAAGCAGGGAAAGCTACTTTCAGACCCCATCGTCAAATGCGTGAAGGCATTGCGATGGCGATGCATTCTCCTTCCTGGAGTCGCTCTGGATCGGCTGAGGTTTCGTTCCAAGTGCCCGGAATTGCTCAGGATGTTATCTTTCCTTTGGTCAACCAAGCCGGGTACGCCTTCAGAAGTTTCTCTGATCAATATATCTTCAACCATGAGCCAGCTAAACAAATTTACTTCTACAACATTAACGACGAAGCAGCTTCGTAATCCAAGGTCATAGGGTCACGCGACCCTTGTATCTCCTTTCAAGGGTTCGCGTGACTAATTTTTCAAAAGGTTTTTTATGCCGATAAGCAAAACATGGCCGAGCGGTGGGACCAACCCAACTCCAACAACCTATCAAATCCCGCTCAACACAGAATTAAACTGGACTACTCTCACGACTTTCCTGCAAGCATTGGCTGACAGTGCTCAAGGAACCTCGTTTCAAAAGTTTGCGATGCGTAGAGCTATCGCTTCCCCAGTAGCCGTAGTGGCTACCACCGATTGTATGGTGGTAACAGACCTAACCGTAGCTGGAGCCGTGGTTGTCAACCTCCCAGCTGGAGCAGATAAACAGCTGTATTTCATCTTTGATGGAAAAGGCGATGCAGCAACCAATAACATCACAATCAACCGCGCAGGTGCAGATACTATTCGCGGCGCGACGAGCATAGTCATAGACCGCAATTATGGTGGGGTGATTCTTTCCTACAACGCGGCGAGCACAGACTGGAAGGCCTTCGGGCCATTCATCACCCCTGGAGGAGTCATACCGGCTGACTTTGTGGGTATCCTTCCAACCACAAAAGGGGGGACTGGGGTCAACGGAACCGCGACATTTCCAGGGTCGGGAACGGTCGCGATCTACCCGATATCCCTTACAGCTGACGTAACTGGGACCCTCCCAGTGGCAAATGGCGGGACAGGCATAACTTCCTTAGGTGCAGGAGTCGCGACATGGCTTGGGACCCCGAGCAGTGCAAACTTAGCCTCGGCTGTGACGGACGAGACTGGTTCTGGAGCTTTAGTGTTCGCAACCAGTCCGACACTCGTAACTCCTGCCCTTGGGACTCCGACGAGTGGTATCTTGACCAACGCGACCGGACTCCCTCTGACTACTGGGGTGACTGGGACCTTGCCTATAGGCAATGGCGGGACAGGCCAGACGACGGCGAACACGGCTCTTAATGCGCTATTACCTACCCAAACCTCCTCGGCTAACAAATTCCTACGCACCGATGGGACGAACACCCTTTGGGCGACGGCCACCGGGGGAGCAGGGGAAGTCAACGCGGTATTGAATGCCTCTGGAGCGGACGGTACAACAGGCTGGACTGGGACCACTGTAGTCAGTGGTGCATCGAGTCCCCTTAATCCCATCATCACGACTGCTTTTAGCATAGTCAATGCGGCGACTCCGCAAACATCCACGACCGGTGGGTATTATCCCTTTACCATGCCTACCGGGTTACAGAATAAGAAGCTGAAGGTTGAGTTTACTTTCACTTCCCCTGCTACCGATGTTTATCAAGTCTCAGTTTACACTGGAACCACGCGCGTCCCTCTGACTACGGATGCGTCCGGGGTGACAGCACTTCCAGCAAATACAACCGGTAAATTTACCGCGTATTTTGATTCGGATAACACGACAAGCTGGACTGTAGGGGTTACTAGGACAAGTGGATCTACAGGCGCAGTGATTATCACCAATGTGATTGTAGGCCCTGGAATACAGCCGCAGGGAGCGGTTGTGGGGGAGTGGGAATCTTGGACGCCAACTGTAAATAATGCTGGGTCTAAAACATTTACCAACACAGGATTTTGGCGGCAAGTTGGCTCTTCCATGGAGATGATATTCAAGTTAACAAGTAACAACGTAGCTGCCGGCGCAGGTGCAGGTGTTTTTCAAGTAAATCTACCTACTGGATATAACATACCAAGTAACTATCAATATCCAATGGCTGTTGGCTCTGCTGGAACATTTGGCCTCTTAGCAAATAGTCAATTTGATAGAACTGTACAAGTATCTGCTGATACTGCCGCAACCCTAGCCTTTCTAAAACCAGCAACATCTGACTATTATGCTCAATCTGACCTAAATGTGGCCTATGCGACAGAATTCTACGCACACCTTTCTGTCCCCATCGCAGAATGGGCGGGTGCTGGGACTGTGAACGTGGCGCAGAATGATGTGGAGTTTGCTTATAATACGAGTGGCGATGTCCCAGCTGGGGACACCACAAGCTTTGGTTATGGTCCAAACGGTGTAGCTTTTGTGGTATTTTCCGCTGCACAGCAAAAAAGAGTGAGGTTTCAGACTCCGATTCAAGTCGGAGACCAAATACAATTACAGATTAGTGCAGACAGCGGGACGACATGGAGAACTGTAGGACAGAATGGGGATTATTCTGGAGCTTATTCAGTTCAAGGTGCAACAGATTATGGCATTGGAGCTATAGCTACAGTTTCTGGTTCGGTTACTGATGTAACAGTGAATATTGGGCTGTATCGATTGGCTACTGGAGTTACTTATGGTGCAGCGGGAGCGGCATGGGTTTCTGGTGCTGCAAATAGATGGAGGCTGGTCAAGTCCTCCGCTGGAGCCGCTGTCGGCTTCGGGATAGTGGTCCCTGGAACTAGCTCGGGGTTAGTGAGTGCGAGTGGGTTACCGGGTAGGACTGACAACTCAGTCATAGCGGCTAGCTACGTCGGTGAGGAGGCTGGACAAACAACAGCTTCTGGAGTTACATGGCCAGCATCAGGATCGACTAAAACAGTAACTTCTCGGATATTCACGAAGGGGTCTTGGCTGGTTTGGGGGGATATAGAATTTGCCTTTGGTTCAGCATATGTCGCTTCAGCTGCATCTAGCGCAAATTTATGTATAGCCACTTTATCCACTACAACTGATACATATGTAGACAGCACAAGAGGCTATGCCGGTATTGTCGTCTTTGCGGTAGCAAGTTCTCTTGCTGCACGTGCTACGACAAGATTAACATTTTTTAGATTCAGTTCAGATACTACTGTTTATGTAACCGGGACTATACATTATACCTCTCAAACAGGTGGAACTATGAACGGTGCCATAAATGGAATACGTATAGGCTAGCCTACGCTAATAACAAGAAAGGACAGACAATGAACCTAAACCCCATGGTTAAAAATAAAAAGATGGACGCCTTAAAGGCTCTAATCAAACAAATGTTTGAGTTAGAAGCTAGCGGAGAAAAGGACACAGCTGTAGACATAGGCCAAGAGCTCCATGAATCTATGGAGTCTCCAGAAGAGGAGAAGCTGGAGCATTTGGGTGGTATCACCGAAGCAGAAGAAAATGCTTCGGAGCCTGAAGGCGAGGACATGAAAGAGACCATGGCCAAATTTATGAAAATGTCGGTAAAAACCCCGGTAAAGGGGAAAACCAAGCGCATGATAGGTAGGCCTGATATCGGGAAACCCAAAGAGAAGAAAACTCTAGCATGATTAGATTAAACCTAGGCTGGCTTTTGACTGTACTCATGATTTACATATGTTATGAATGTGCTAAAGCTGGTAGTGTCGAGGACATAAAAGATTGCATGAAAACTTTACCAGGCGAAATTTGCATCAAGATGCACAAGGGCTTGTAGCATGATTAGTTCAGACGACATTCTAACATCGGTAAAGAGGGCGGTTAGTGTCCCTGCCAGTCAACCTTTGTTGACCGATGCAGACATGCTATCCCTGGCTGATGAAATTATCGCTTCCAGGATTGTCTCCTTAATCGAGAGTTTCGACTCTGATTTTTTCCTGAAAAGAACTGTGACAGCAATTGTCGGGGGACAGGATCTATACGATATCCCTTATCGGTCCATGGCTAGAGGGCTAAGAGATATTTGGCTCCTAGATAACGTGACAAATCGGAGAAACCTCCCACTCATAGCCCTGGAGGACTTGCCACTCTATATCAACTCCACCTATGTTGCTGGATTCTTGTTTCAGGGCGACCAAATCAGGCTGGTCCCTAGCGTGCCTCCATCAACCACGGCGGTTTCTCTTGAGATTTGGTGGAGACTCCCCCCTAGCAAACTCATAGGGGTGTCTACAGCTGGAGTTGTCACAAATATCTCCTACGCTCAAGCAGGGTTTGACCTTGTTACGTTGAGCAGTGTTCCAGCATTCTGCACGACTGGCCTGGAGATTGACTTTGTAAGGAAGAAAAGCGGCTCCTCGATTTTAGACTTCGATAAGGTGATTCAGTCGGTCAACGGCAATACCCTCTCTTTTACGGAGGGAGATGTTCCAGCCTATTTATCGATCGGTGACTACGTTTGCCCCCCTGGACAGTCTCCTGTTTTAAACGATATCCCCAATGAGGCCATAGGCCTGATTCGCTCGCATATAACGTACAGAATACTCTCAGCAATCGGTGATTATGAAGCGGCGTCTACTATAAATAAATTTGATATTCCAGCTGAAGAGAAAGACTTCAAGTCCATCATGTCGCCACGTATTGACGGTGAACCTGTTATCGTGATCAACCGTCGCTCTTTGGTTCGCGGCAATAAATTCTCCCAAAGACGTTGGATTGGACCCCCATGAGCTACACCTACCCAGAAATTAGGCAGTTTCGTGGGCGGTATGCTCAGCGAAATAGCTTCGAGGTTCCTGATGGAGCCCTGGAAGTCGCTTTAAACGTGACGGTGGGTAATGATTTCATCATTTCAAAACGCCGTGGTTACTATCGTTATTTCACCCCCATTACCGGAACTCTCAAGGGTCTTGAGAAATACGAACGTACTCTCATGGCATTTTATACCGACAAGGTCTCGCATTTTGCCGATAGCGGAACAGCACCCAATGAGGTTGGGAGCGAGACAGTTAACGGCCTGGAAACTGGGGTGACGGTATCGATTACAGGCGACCGAGTCCCTAGGACTATGCAAGCCAGTGAGAACCTTTATTTCACGACGATATCAGGGGTCAAGAAACTAACTTCATTTGATAGCACGGTAGCCAACGCGAGCTCACCTCCAGGAGCAGACCTGACGGCTGTCTTTGTCCCTGGAAGCGTGGCCAGCTGGTTCGGTCCTGGATTAGCAGTTTCCTACCGGGTCCTTTTCGGCAGGAAAGATGCGAACGACAATTTAATCCTTGGAGCTCCAAGTGATGTAGCCACAATCGCAAACCCGGCGACCCTTGGTGTGTCTTACACCTCGGCTGGAGTTGGACCCTATACCGTGACGGTGACGAGCTCTTCTCATGGCATGATCACTGGAAACTATCTCCAGTTTTATGGAGCAGTGGACCCTGACGCGAATGGGACTTTCCAAATAACCTATGTCGATCCGAATACTTTTACCTATTCTGTATCATCGGGAAGCCCTGGAGCAGGAACTATCAACTGGGCGCAGTCCTCAGCTGTCATGCTGGAGACCACTGTCCCAGAAGAGTGTGCGTCGACCACTCAAGAATGGTTTATCCAGGTCTACAGGAATGACCAACAGTCCATCACGGTTGACCCTTTAAGCACTTACAAGTTTATTTCCCAACGTGCGCTAACTGCCACAGAGATATCCACAAACGTCCTTTATTTCACCGACACGACTCCAGACCTACTTAGAGGCGCGGAGCTCTACACGAATGAAAACACACAAGAGGGGGAAGGACAGGCCAACTACGGCGTGCCAAAGCCTTCGGATATGTGTTTATTCAAGAATTATGCATTTTATGCAGACTGTGTGATTCATGCCACGATCCGAACGGCCTTGGTCGACCCTACGAAATTAGCAAGTGGCGATATCATCACGCTTCGGATTGTGGACATTGCAACAGTCGACGAAGAATACGTCGCTCGCACAGGTGTTGCCAACCAATTGACCTGGACAAATGTAGTCTCAGGCGGTCCAGCACTAACCATAACCTCAACTGCCCATGGTTTACTGAATGGGGATTTGGTCTTTATTTCCAACATTGTCGGCGGGTCGTATGTCAACCAAGCCGCGACGGTGAGCGGAGTCGCTCCTAACACTTTCAATGTCACATTGACCGGTTCAGGGTCGCCTACCAGCCTATTTTTCGAAGGATTAGCCAATACTCTTGGTAAACCCATATTTAAACTAAGCCAATCGTCTAGTTTTGCAGTTTCTTTAGCCGAGACTGCGCAAGGTCTTGTGAAAGCGATATCCCGAAACCCTGGAGGACTCTGTTACGGTAAGTATTTATCGGATTTTTCAGCGGTTCCAGGACAAATTGGTATCTTCGCTCGTTATTTCCCCACACAAATTGCACTAATAGCAAGTACGTCTACAGCTGGCAGTGCATTCAATCCCCCATTGCCCACCTCGTTTGCTTCGGGGACTCAAGTTACTTCTGGGACGGTGAATCAAAAACACCATATATATATATCGAAAGTATCTGAGCCCGAAGCTGTCCCCCTGCTCAACTTTTTGCCAGTAGGTTCCGAAAACCAGGCAATTTTAAGAATCAAGGCCCTACGCGATTCGGTGATTGTTATAAAAGAAGACGGGGTTTTTAGACTTTCTGGTGACTCACCTCAAAACTTTGTGGTGACGATTCTTGACTCGACTGTATTATGCGCTGGCACTGACACTGTGAGTGTTATTAACAACCAAGTGGCGATGCTTAGTAATGTTGGTGTTGTATTAATATCTGAGACAGCTGTTAATATAATTTCACGAAAGATTGAGGAGGACATTAGACCGATTTTAGGTAGGCCTGATACCCTTTCTCATGGTGTGGCCTATGAGAGTGAGCGGCTTTACATGCTCACCTGCTCAAAGCCCAATGACCCGACTCTTTCGGTGCTCCATATTTACAATAACCTGACGGACGAATGGACTACTTGGGACACTTTATTTAAGTCTGGGATTGTGGGACCCGATGATACTCTTTATTTAGTTGACCTTAATAACTCTATTTTGGTAGAACGAAAATCACAGACTCGTATTGATTATTCTGATCAAAATTATTCCACTTCCATTTTGTCGGTGTCGCTTGCGGCTACCGACATTTCTTTTTCGCTCGCAGGAGCGATACCGGAAGCTGGAGACATTTTAGTCCTTGGCAATGTGATCAATCGGATTAAAACACTCCCAACAATCATCGGTGTGAACCAGTATGCTTGCACGTTACAGGTAGCTACCTCCCTGGTTCCTGGAGATACGCCGATCTTTTATAAGAACATTCGCTCAGTGGTTGGGACCGTCCCTTTTCATGCTGGAGCTACAGGGCGCATGAAGCAGTTTGCACAAACGCAGCTGCATTTCAGGAGCGACCAGTGTTCCAGGATGGGACTCTTCTTTGTCGGTGACACGTACTTGGGAAGTAATCCTGTAACGTGGGAAGCCCTTTGGAATAGAGCCGGTTGGGGGTATTTCCCATGGGCTTTTGATTTTTTTGGTCAAGGCAATGGGATTGATCTACCGATCGGAACCTCACCGAGTCCGATTTGCCGTATCTATGTCCCGATCCAGCAACAAAGAACCACTTTTATACAAACCTACATGACTCATACGGAAGCCGGGGAAGCAATCAATCTCCAGGCTCAAAGCTGGGCGATACGTGCCTACGCTGAAAGGGTGTCGCGTTGAAAAATGAGTATTGGTTATTAGACGAGCCGAAAAAAGTCGTAGACCAACTTGCGAGGATCCACAGTGAGTGGGGAATATATAGCACGTCGCCTTTTCGAACTGCATGGGTCCGCAATATCCTGGCTTATTATAGTCCCGTCCTCCATCCTGGAAGCTGGGATACTTCACTTATCATGGAGGGTGTACAGGGCGAGTTGGTCCGCATGTATACGCCGCAAGCGCGGACTATGACCCGCCAAATGGTGACCCTGGTTACTAAAAATCCTATCTCGCTCAAGTGCATGGCTGAAGTCATGGACGGCGAGATTATGGACACGATAAAACTCGGGAATGCGGTCGCGTCCCAAATTGTCGATACCCAAAGACTCGACACAAAGAAGAAACAACTCGCGGAATGTGCCATTGTCGCTGGAATTGCCTTCACCTATACCAGGCTAAGGACTGACCGAGGCGATAAGGACCCCATCCTAGACGAGGACGGAGCAGTCATTTTAGACGGCGCGGTTGATATCACAATTCATACGCCTTTCGATGTTTATTACGATAGCACCATACCGGTTTGGGACGATGTGCCATGGGTGGAAGTCAGGACCATGCGCTCAAGGTGGGACTTGATAGCCCAGCACCCCGAGTTGACCGACGAAATCCTGGCTATTCCGAGTGCAGCGCAAGTCTCTGGAGTCAAGTCGTGGTTTGAGAGGGTCACCCAGAATGACGACATGATTTACTGTTGGGAGCTCTATATCAGGCCATGTCCGGCAGTTCCCAAGGGTCGGATGATGATGTATAGCGGGGCGAAATGCGTCTATTACGACGGTTACAACGCGTATGGGACCATCCCGGTAGAGCCGATGATACCTGAGCAGGTCATGGGGACGACGCTAGGGTATCCCCAGTTCACAAACCTCATGGCATGCCAAGAGATGTACGATAACTCCATGTCGGCGATAGCGTCCAACCAGGCGGCTTTCGCGGTCCAGAATATCGCAGTGCCAAGGTCGGCTAACGTCAACGTCCAGGAAATTGGGGGTATGAGGTTCACATTTTACACTCCCCAAAACATTCCAGGTGGTGGGAAGCCCGAGCCGATGAATCTTGTCGCGTCTAGTCCAGAGACCTTCAAGTATGCCGACATGCTCAAAGAACAAATGATGGAGATGATGAACCTAAACGGTGCTTTGCGCGGAGCTCCTCCATCAGGTGCGAGCTCGGGTGTGGCGATTGCGACCCTTAGCGCAAACGGCATTGAATTTTCGACAAGTCTCCAGGAATCTTTGAATGATTGTCTAGCCAGAACTATCAAGCATGCAATCAAGTGCTATATCGTCTTTGGACCTGGAGTAGAGCGTAAGGTTCAAATGTCGGGGACTAACAACCAAGTCTCTTCGAAAACTTATACTGGCGAGCAGTTAAAATCGATATCGGGTATCAAGATTACGATGCAAAACCCCCTCATGCAGACCATCGCTGGAAGGCTGGAAGTAGGGGAAAAACTTTTGCAAATGCCAAGGGACCTTTGGGGGAAATACGTTTCTATTTTGGAGGGTCAACCACTCCAGAAAATGTATCAAGATGAATTGTCCGAGGACGATTTGATTGAGGCAGAAAACGAAGAACTATCTAAGGGAGTCCAGGTCCCTAGCCTGATCACCGATGATCATCCTAAGCACATTCAGAAGCACGCCGCGGCTTTATCGGATCCTAAGATTAGGCTCCAAGGTCAAATGATTGAGCTCTTTTTGGCGCATATTGAAGAACACTATAAATTAGCTCTAGAACAGGATCCTTCGCTGACAGCGATGATTCGCACAGGTAAAATGCCAGAAGGGGGGTTACAGTCAACTCCTCCTCCTCCACAAGGAGCGGTCCCACCGGGGAGCGAAACAGCGGAAGTCCCCGCGCTACCCACGGCTAAACCGGCTCGTGATCTTATTGAGGGTCAACGCTAATGGCTTACGCTTTTGACAAAATCATGAATATGGTTGACCCCAAAATCGATGTGTTTGGGCAGAGCCAACCTGGAGGACAAGGTGGGCAAAACCAAACCCAGTCTCAAGGTGGGACAGGGGAGACTAAGTCGACGACTGACGGCGATGTGTCTGGAGGGGGGACAGGAGGCACTACAGCGGGTGGAGCGAGCGCGAGTGTGGCTCCAGCATCAACCGCGAGTATGTCCAGCCAAGCGGCCTTTACGGCGGCTCAGAACCAGCCGCAATCTAAATTCAAACCCTTCGCAGATATCGGCCAAAAACTTAAGGCTAATGAGACTGCGCTACAGGATGAAGCCAATACCTACGTCGCGAGTCAAAAAGCGAAGCAGACCTACGATATCGGGGACAGCGATATTGATAAGGCAGTGGCCGGTGATGCTGACGCGAAGGCAAAAGCCTCGGGTCTTATCTCAAAAGCCACAATCAACCCTTTCGACAAGTATGAGCAGAAGGTCAACCCCTACGTCTCGGACCTGGAGAAGTTTAAGTCGGAGCCTGGACTTACCGGGTATTTTAGGTCTCTGTATGGTCCAGGGTATAGCCGGGGACAGGCTTCTTTCGATATTGGCCGGTTACAAAGTGACCCCCAATATTTCTCTGACTTGCGAGGGCTACAAGGGACCCAACAAGATTTGGAAAAGAAAGCCGCGGGATTTTTCGATCCCACGACTGGAGCCGAGTCACAGGTTGACGCGTATGGGAAGCAGAATTTAGCATCTGCTAAATCCAGGGTCGGTGACTATTTGTCCAAACTCCGGGGGGACCTGGAAGGCACGAATGCCGGGGAATTAAAAGCCTACCAAGATGAACTGGAGAAATTGAAAACCGATGCTGGTTACCGCGGGTCGAAAGTGGCCGGAGGCCTTGCCGATCCTGGAATCAAGACGTCCATTTCCCAAGCGATTGCAGCAAACCCCGAGCTCCAGAAATACTTGACCCCCGAGTCCATTGCGGCGTTTGGTCTGAATCCAGCTGACTATGCCAAGTTATTTAGTGGCGAGTTGAACGCCGATATGTTTTACGACGCGACTGAAGCCAACCGGTTTAACAACATCAACTCTATTTTGGGAGTGGGTGGAGCGGGTAAAGTCGCTGGAAATCGTCCAGGGGACGCGGCGACCTTTGATACAGCTGGATATTCCAAGGCGGCGATTGACCGAGCGACCGGTAAAAACACAGCTGCAAACGAAGCGGCGAGGGCGAATATCGAAAGGCTCAAGGGCGAGATTGCAGCACGAAGGGCGCGAGCACAAGAATCGCAGAAGGGTGTGAACTATGACGATATTAAGTCTAATCTTAAAAATTCTATGGTGGGTAACTATAGTCGTATGGGCAGAGATTTGGGTCAACTCCAAGCCGTCGACATAAACCCCTTCTTTAAAGGGATGGGCGAGGACCTTTCGAATGATGCAGACTTCCTAACACAGGAAGAGGCTGATCAGTGGAATGCGGCTAACGAGGAGCTTATGGACTCGGCGCGTTTAGGAGCAGGGAGATATTCAGGGGGGTATAATCCCAATAACTGGACCTTCGATAGCACTGGGTATGATGCAGCATTAGCGGCTATTGGTATGGCACCTCCTCCCCCTCCACCTCCTACTCCTCCCCCTCCAATGGTTCATAATAAAAGCGACATACCTGCTAAAACAGGTCAGGTCATGCAGGATGTAGGCAAATTTGGTCAAGACGTGAATGATGTATACCAACAGGTTATCGATGCTCCAGGAAACATTTTGGAAGCAATTACACCTCCAGTAATCAAAAACAACCCTACAGTTAAAAAAGTCGGTCGAGGAGTGAAAATATGATTGGAGCGATCGCAGCTGTAGCTGGAATTGCCGCGGTAGGGGGACTAGTCAACCTCTACAACGCCGAAAAGGCGAGGGGTGCTGACCGGCAAAGGCTTAAAGAAATCCGAGCTCTTTTCGAGAAAATCAAACCACCTGATTACGATGTTTCGATTGATGCCCCCCCGCAATATCATACGGAGGCACTGAAACAGCCTAAGTATTCGGACCCTCAGCAAGCACCCCAATTTGACACCTCCAGGCTCACTCCTGAGGACTTGAAGCTAGTTGGTAAGTATACCCCTCAGTTAGCTCCCTATGTTGCTGAAGCTGCACCGGAACTGGTAAAACAAAGCGCACAAGCGATGGAAGGGAGAAACGCCCAGAAGTCTGCTTTGCAAAAATATATGCAAATGGGAGAGACCGGTGACGACGCGATATCTGCACAAGAAAGTGCGATGGCTCAACGTAGAGCTGGAGCTGATTCTCGTAGCCGTTTGGCTAGTCTACAACAATCTTTTGAGCGGCGTGGTCAAGGTGGAGCTGGACTCCAAATGGCGGCTCAACTCGGCGCGGCACAGGGTTCTAGCGACATGGAAGCGCAAGCGCAAATGCAAGCCGCGGCTGACGCACAACGTCGTAGACTTGGCGCATTGGCGAGCGGCTCGCAATTAGGTGGACAGTTATACGGCCAAGAGATGGACCTCGCGCAGACCAATACCGGGATTATTAACAACTTCAACCAGCGCATGGCTGGAGCTCGGCAAAACTGGGAAAACAAACGAGCGGCTGAAATGTCGGACGCCAACCGGTTTAATCTAGGCCTGGAGCAGGAAGTAGCTAACCGCAACGTCGGAGCTCGCAATGATGCGGCTGAGAAGAACCTTAGAAGGTCCGATGAATTGACTCGCTACGGCGCAGACTTCAGGACTCGGGAAAGAGATAGGTCCGACAATATAGAACGCGAGCGTTATGGCAATGACCGAAGCGAGCGAGACTTCCAAAATCGAGTCGCAGAAAGTCGTGCATCTTGGGCGGCTAAAAACCGCGCCAATGCTAACAATATTCGCAGTCAACAGTTTGATGATCAATACAAGTGGGCGTCAGGAATGTCTGGAGCTCTAGGGCAGGAACGCGCCGCGGCTAGGGAGCGCGACCAAGATAGGGCTTCGGCTGTCCAAGGGTTTGCTAATACTGGAATGACTGCGGCCAATTCATACGGCCAAGGGCGTGACTACAGTCGGGCTCAAGCCTCCGAGGACGATAGGGCCTACATGGAAAAAAAGGGTTCTTGGATGCCAAAGAAAGAGCGCGATCAAAGAGAGGATGATTATGGTTGGTGATCCTTTTGACATGGACGAACGCGTCAAAAAATACCTAAAAACTCGGGGACAAAGAGCTGACCCCGACAGTCCGCAGTTTAAGTATGGCATGGGCGCAATCGAACAAGCCGGACTCCAGGGTATGGCTCGGGGTATGGCTCAAATGGGAACTGTGCATGGGAAAGCACCGAGTGCTGAGCCATTTGTCGAGTCGTCGAAACAAGGCATGGTCGGCATGGAGTCTTTGGCGAAACAGCCTGAAATAGACCCCCAAGTGATGAAGTATATTTTGGATCGGACCAAACCTGCTTCAGGTGGAAATACGACCATTTTCCAAAAGGGACCTACTACACCTGCGGGATATGCGACTACGTTTGATCCGACTACTGGTACATACAAAGAGACAACCCAAAAAGTTAAGGTAGCTCCTCCTCCAGGATCCGCTCCACATAAGCAAAACCTGACGGAAAACAAACAGGCTGGAATTGCCAAGCAAGGTCTTTTGTCTGAGAAACAATATCAAGATGCGACTACCGGCGATGGTGCTTGGGACCCTACTAAACAGTTTCAGTTTATAGACTCAAGTAACATGGAGTTTATGAATCAATTTAAGTCTCCTAAGGCCCAAAATGCACATGCAGCGATGCGTGCCTGGGTCGAGACCTTTTTAAGGGATGCTTCCGGTGCAGCGATTGCGCCAGCGGAGAGTGTAAAGTATTTTTCCACTTATTTTCCTAGCGCAGGAGACAACCCTGTAACTGTAGAACAGAAAAAACAGCAAAGAATGCAAAAAGTGCGTACAGCTGCGGCGAATGGTTGGATTTCTGAAGCAGACCTGAATCAAGCTTTAGCGGGGGGAGGGTCTGCACCAAAAAGACCTTTAACTCCTGAACAGCAAAAAGAATTAGAAGAACGTAGGAAGCGTAAAGCAGGTGTCAAATGAACGAGCTAGAAGAACTGGAAGCCTTGCGCAAAGAGCAGGGAGAAGAGGATGAACTAGCGGAATTAGAAAGACTCAGGCAGGAGCAGGGACCCCTTGAAGGCGGGGAGTCAATCCCAGCCTGGAAATCTGCTATGGGGGGGTTATCGCAAGGTCTTACTTTGGGCCTAGGGAATAGAGTGATTGCTGGAGCAGAAGGTGTAGGGGACTATGCTTTAAACCGAGCGGCGCATGCTGTCGAGGGTGTCCCTTACGAGGGTCCTACGCTTGGACAAGCGTACAAAGCCAAACGAGATGAATTGCAAAGATCTTACGACGAGGCGCAAAAGCAGAATCCTAAATCTTATATGGGTGGATCTTTTGCCGGTGGAGCAGGAACATCGGTTCTCCCTGGAGGCGCAGGTCTTAAATTTGGCTTAGCGGCTGGAGGGGTGCAGGGACTTGGAGAATCCAAGGCAGACTGGACCCTGGATAATGCTGGGGAGCTAGCCAAGGATGCTGGAATGGGCGTCGCAGGGAGTGCTGGAGGGTATGTCCTAGGCAAAGGCTTTGGTAAAGCAATGAGTGCCATGGGGTCAAAACCAATCCAAAAAGGTCTTGCCGGAACAGCTGATTTTGTGGCTGATCTACCCTCAGAAGTGGGAAATAAAATCGTCGAAAGACCTGAGCTCGCAAAGATTGAGCCTAAGGGGAACATAGATCTAGCCGATTCTGTAGCCACTAGAGCCAATGATTTAGCTAGGCAATTAAGGTCTGAAGGTAGTAAGGCTTGGGATGCGCTGATAAACACTTCGAAAGAGTTTGAGGCAAATTTAGGCCAGAACTTTTTTGAGAAGCCTATAAGTGAAGCCGGGACCAGCATCAAAGACGGTTTGAGAAATATTCCATTGGTAGTCGCAGCTGAAAATAATATATTACAGAGCCAGCAAACTGCTCAAGCTTCTGCCAAAAGACAACTTGAGAATGTTATGTATGATATAGATCATATAAAAAACTGGTCAGACTTAAAGACAGTCATTCAAAATATGGACGACAACATAGACTGGACAAACCCTGAAAAAAGCGTAGCAAACGAGATGCTAACGCAAACCAGGAGGCGTTTAGATGCGTTTTTAAAAGACGCAAGTCCAGAGTATGAAGAAATTATGGGACCTATTGCCGAGAAAGCCTCGCAATTAAGCAATCTACAAAAAAGGTTTGCCCTTAAAAAGGGTGCAGCTGATTTCACTTCTAGTGACAATACTGTTAGTTCAGCTAAAAACCTCGTTAATAATATGAATAAACAATTATCTCCACAATTGAAATCAGATTTAGGACAGCCACTCCAAGATGATTTTGACATGGCTAGCATGTATAAAAGGTCCAGGGGTGATACTGGCCGAGGTGGTCGAGGGGTCTACTGGGGTGGATTTTCAGGTGCTGGACTCAGCACCGCCTTAGGTATGGACCCCATGGTAGGGGGTGCTATTGGTGGTCTTTCAGGTATGGTTAGGGATAAATTTGGACGGCAAATTGCTAGTTCTTTGCTAGCCACAGGCGCACCTGCAATTAAGGGTCTAGATAAGGTGCTTGGTTCTGTAGATCAAGTATGGGAATCGTTGCCTGATGGACAAAAGAAAGTTTTAGCAAATGCTGCGCAGCGCGGAGCGCAAAGCTTTATGGTAACATGGGCACTCATGAATAAGGATCAATGAAATGGCAAAGAGTTTTACGTTACTAGAAACCCAAAGCGCGGCGTCCAATTTAAACTCTGGAGTCCTCGACCTTGTCGACTTGACCACTGGGAGTTTTTACATTGCGTTTACAGGCGCAAACGTGGTTGGGGTGCTTAATCTCCAGGGTTCAGTGGATGGGTCGAGTTTTTTCAACTACCCCTCGGCGACTCAAAACGTCACGGCGAGCACAGGCCATATTTATGACTTGAATCCTACTGGGGTGAGGTATTTCAGGATAGGCTGGACCTATACCTCGGGCACTGGAAATATCACAGTGCTAGCATTTACCAAAAACAACGTGGTGAGTGGAGCATGACCTACATAGTCGTCCCAGTTCCTGGAAGTGCAGGCGTTATAACCCCTTCCGATATAACCCCAATCACTGACGGTAGCTTCCCGAGCACTGGGGAGCTCTTTGAGACTGTCTATGCAGACACTCCAGCCCTAAGTAATACCGACGTAGGGACTTCGGGTAACTGGGGGTTCGCGACTTCGATACCCCTGGATGCTGGGAGATGGGAGCTCCAGGGTGTAGCACGGTTCGACGAGGCAGGAGCGGTTTTGACTGATACCATTGCCGCGGCTATCTCCGACGACCCTGCTGGGGGGACTATCCAGCCCTTTGATATTCAGCAATTCTCCCCATTTTTCGTGGGTCAGTCTAATTTCATCTTGACGCCGGTCTTTCGAGTGAGTATAGCCGTGAATACTACTTATTATTTAAACACTCGGTTTAACTATACTTCCGGTGCGCCGGAACATGCGGGTGCGATTTGGGCGAAACGATACAGTTAACCTATACGGCGGTCGGTCGGGGACTCGTAGCGGCTCCAGTCGTGAATTTCCCTGATGAAATGAAATTTCCAGTGCAAGAATCAAAAGCGCAGGATATACATTTCTCCCCGACTTTTTCCCCGGTTTTCTCCCCAAATCTCCCCCCGCTCAACCCCACTATAGAAGTGAGGGTGGAGCCTACCCCTTATCAAATCACAGTGCCAAAGATGGACATAGAAGTTCTGGCTCCTGAGCAGGTGATTAAGTTGACTAGCATTATAAGCGTGCCTTGGTTGGGCTTGGGTGCTATTTTGTTTGCCAATTCTGCATTTCTTGTTATCCTGCTATTCGCTCTCAATTATTTTTTTTATGAGTCAGAATGGCCTTTGTCACCGACAACTTCCAACTAGTTAGCCTCGCCGACACTTTCAGCATGGCTTTGGACTTTCGGACTCAAAATCAGGACATGCGAACCTTCGATATTATGTGCGTCCAGGCGATTTGGGAGGGTGCCAATGGTCTTGTGCTCAACCCTGCAAAAGTTTGGGTAGAGGGATCCTTGGACGGTATCAACTACTGCAACGTGTTCCCTGACGCGGTAGTCAAGAAAGTGACCACGGTCAATGGGTGCATGATGTATTCATTCGACGCGGTAGCCTGGATCTACCAAAGGGTCTATTTCCAGCACCTGGGCTGCACGACTGGGAATATCAGTGTACTGAGTTTTGCCAAGCGTAGGCGGGCAAATAACCCATGACTGAAGCAGATTGCCTTATCCAGGGAAACTATATCACCGGGACTCTCAAAGTCTCGGGACTCACGATAGGCGGTCGGGTCTCAGTCGTGACGATCGACGATACAACCTGGACCCCCCTCCCCCTAGTACCTCTCGATAATCGGAACGCTATAGGAATCCAAAATACTGCCGGGTTTGAGATTAAACTTCAATATGATGCGGCTACGGTTGGATATGTTGGGGTAAAGATGGGAATTGAAGGCGAACGGTATTATGATATAACTGAAGCAATTCCAATTTATGCCAAGGCGGCTCCAGGGTCTGGATCCGTCCAAGTAGTTATTGAAGAAATCGCTTAAACTAGGGGGTTATTCATGGGTATCGTCGCAGGTGGTAAGACTCAAATTGCAGCAAACACTGGCTCCATTGCCAACGGCGATAACATTGCCAGTTACTTGGTCGACTCGGCGGGGACACTCCTCACTTCCCAAGCTGGGAAGCTGGATGTTTACCCCGTAACGACCTTCGCTGAAGACACAGCGCATACAACCGCAGACCTTGGTGCATTTGTCCTTGCTGTCAGAAATGACGCAGGGACTTCTTTAGTTAGTGCTGACGGTGACTACACCGGTCTCCAAGTCGACTCAACTGGCAAACTCTGGACTGCATCGTCTCTTCCTGCAAACCAGAACTTCACCCTAGCGGAAGATGCGGCGGCGGCAAGTGGCCAAATCTTAGCCATGATTGGTGCAGTAAGGTCGGACACTGCTGGAACACTTGTTTCCGCAAGCGGAGATGCAGCTTGGTTCCAACAAAACGCCGTGGGCGAATTGAGGGTTATTAACAAGTCTGAGACAGCTATCCTTCAGCAAGTCATAACCGTAGGCACGACCGCGGTTCAGCTTCCCGCAGCATCCCTGGCAAATCGCAAATCCCTTATGGTGCAAATGCTTTCCGGTGGTCAACTCTATGTAGGGAGCGCAACAGTGACTAACACTGGAGCGACCCGTGGAATTAAGCTAGGAAACGGTGGTTTTGTTAACTTTGACGTAGGTCCCTCCGTGGCTGTATACGGTATCGCTGATGCAGCTGGTAAGGACGTGGCCGTTTTAGAAATGAGCTAATGTGAAAGAATTTCCTAAAGTATCAAAAGAGGACTGTCTGGCTCTAGCCAACTTCATAAACGCGCTTCGGGCAGCAAAACTTCCCGAAGCGGGTTTAGTTCAAATTATGGCTTTTGCTGATGGGGTGCGGTGGTTACAAGAGCTAGCACAAGCCATGGCTACTATTTACGCAAAGAGCCAGGAGCCTCCAAAAGAAGAGGGATTCACGGTGAAAGCGATACACCCTGGAGGGGTCCTTGAGTAACTCCGGTGGTGATCTAGACAACTCGTTTCAGATTCAGGGCGGGACTGATTCAACAATCATCGGAAATACCGCCGATAAATTGCTAGTTTCCGCGACAATAACGTCGGGGACTGTAGACACCTACAGTGCATCGAATGTTTTTGTTTTACCTGCTTCCGCTACCGATGTTTTTACAATAAGTGGCTCGGCTACTAAAGTAATTAGAATTTACCGTGTGCTTTTTTACCTAACTGCGACTACCGGTAGTAACGCTACAATTGTCGGTTTAAGACGTTCTAGTCTTAACACAGCTGGAACTTCCACTCTATTAACCAACGTGACTCATGACACAAACAATCCAGCGGCTACAGCCGTAGTGCGTAGTTACACGGCCAACCCGACCCTTGGGACACTCGTAGGGAATATGTTCACTTTTGGTGTGTATGTATCAGGCGGGGGGACTATCGGTTCACTCCCCTTTAACTACACGATTGAAAGCCCTATTACAGAGCCTATTATCCTACGCGGAACCAGCCAGCTATTCGCAGTGAATATGGGCGCAGTGACTTTTGCTGGTAACTCTGCTAGAGCTACCGTTGTATGGAGTGAAGAATAATGCCTACAGGAACACTATTCGCACCTACAAAAGTCGAAGAGTTTAACAACACAAATGTGAAGTATAACGGCTACGGCGTGACTGGAGCTATCACCCCCTTAGCTACCACAAACCTCGACTGCACTTTCGCCGATGATATGCTGGTAACCGCGATTGAACTAATCGTCAATGACCCTCAAAGCGGCGACTATATGGTGCTGAGCGTGGTCCATCCAAACGGGACGGTTTTGAATGTTTTCGTTGAGAAATGGTATGTAGGGATTTCAAGTTTCAAGCAATTTTACCAAATCGCCTACCCCTCAAAACTGATAGCAGGATTGATTTTAAGGGCTTCCTATGTGAGCACAAACGCCACGGCTCCAACCTTCGTGGCTGGAAACTACGGATTGCATAAGGTGCTTTGGTAATATGCGCAACTCCTCTACCAATCTTTTATACCCACCTTTTTTGACCGAGATGAATATTGGCCTGGATAGGGCTAAAAGGGCTGGACTGAGCCTTTGGCCGTTTGAGACCTACAGGTCTATAGCCAGACAAAGCGAGCTCTACAACCAAGGCAGGACCACTCCTGGAGCTATCGTGACCCAGTCCAGGCCTGGAGACTCTTGGCACCATTACGGCGTGGCCATGGACATAGCGTTAAAGAAGGACGGTAGGTGGAGTTGGGAGTTTGACCCCTTTGAAGTTTCCAAGTTTTTTGCTGGACTCAACATCACCTGGGGAGGTCGCAATGATGGACCCCATTACCAGTGGAAAAAACTCCCCCCTTTAGTCACGGCTAAGTCACTCGTCGTCGAGAGCGGCATACTCGGGCTCTGGAGCGTACTCGAAACCGGGTAGGGCGTCCTCTGGGTCCTCCACTGCCAGTTTGCACAGCATGCGACCAGCTATGTAGCTTTTGCCGTGGCTCTGAGCACGTTGGATCCTGGGGAAAAAATACATAACGTCCTCTAGGCAGTCCTCGGGTTCATACTTGTAGTTTATAAAGGCGAGGACTTCCGAGATAGGTGTTCGCATGAGGTAAAAGGCATGCTCGTCGCACCAATAAAATTGACGAGCGAGCTCCATTTTCGACATGACGACATTGCGACGACGAAGCGTAGGCTGGCTAGACTTACGCTTTCGGTATCGCTTCATCCTACCTCACAGCCGCAATGGCTATTTGAATCTTTTTAATGGCTGTATCAAGCGCGGGTCCTGGTTGCATGTCTAATAGTTCCATGGGAGTTTTGCCGGTTACTTGGTGCGTACTCTGGCCTGTAGCCTCTATTTTTTCGATGTATTGTTGGATTATACCATTAGATTTTTGCGCAACGCTATCTGCTTTTTCGAGGGCGGCCATAATCGCTTTTTCCAGGTGTTCGTCAGTCGCCGGGACCCCTTTGCAAGTCTGGGCGAGGGACGGCCACAGAGTCTGGGGGACATAGTCGAACCTGGAGCGCATTAACTCCTTAAACCCATTTTTATGGTCGTCAATCGCAACGTCGAAAAGGGCTACCCCATAAAACTCGTCGAGGACTGGAGTTGGAGAAGGAGGGAGTGGTCTTGGAATTGGAGGAGGTGTGGGTCTTGGAGGAGGGGGAGGGATGGGTCTAGGTGCTGGAGCTCTACTTGCCATGTTCCCATCATCGTCGTCGTCAGGAGCGATACCAAGGATAGCCATGAGTGCATAGCGTCTACCGTAGGTGATGCATGACCCGAGGGTCTGAGGCTTTTGGTCGATGGGGTAAAAGACCAGGATTGACTCAATCCACTGGCCACTAGAATGGGCTAGGCGGGTCCAAATAATCAAAGACTTGTCAGGACCCGGCTCAAAGCCCTGGATTACAGCAAGGCCATTCCTAGAGCATGGACCCCTAGCGGCTTCCCATGCACTGGCAAGGTCTGCATACTTCGATTTGAAGTGAGGGTTTGTGGAGTCTTTAGCAGCTGGAGTCATTTCCCCCTGTGCTTTTGCTAAAGCACCTGCAAGCATGTCGATTGATTCTGATGTTTTCATGTTTCCGGCCTTACAAATTTGATTCTATGCCCACGCTCTACAGTGGCGATGGAGCTAAAGACTTCGATGTTATTTTTGAGAAAAGCTTTATTCCAGGTGTATTCGACTTTCATCCTTACCGCGTCAGGATTGTCTAGCCAGTCTCGATCCTCGGCGGGTCTTTTGACTACGACTTTCTCTGGATTTTCCACAAGGCTTAGTGTCCAGGACTCACCTGGAACCATGGGAGCATTTTGATTAATCATCGCATTGATAACGCGCTGTTCAAACAACTCTTGATTTTTAGTTAAGGTAGCCTTTCTTTTCTGTAAAGATCTTAACTCTTCAGTAATACCATTAATTTCAGCTTCTAGCTTTTTTGAGATATACCGAATAGAATCAACCTTACCCTTTATATCGTCGATTATGGAAAGGTCTAGCTCACCTTCCATGGCTTCGTCAGCTTCGCGGAGGGCGATAAGCAATTCTTCGAAATTCATCAATAATCCTTTTTTTATCTAGTACACACAGAGATATGTGCTTCGGTTTACTACCATACACAAGGGGGTTTTGCAAGCCATGAAATACGCTGTAATGTTTGCTATTTTTGTGGCGGCGGTCGCTGTAGCAGGTCCCGCTATTATTGAACGGATTATATTCAAAACCCCTTACGAGAGTGACCAACATAAAGAAATCATGAACGACGTAAGGGCTTATCGGGCTATGGCAAAACTCAGGGACCTAAGCCATGACGTTAGGCTCACCTGCGCTGCACAGGAGCATGCCGACGAAATGTCGGCTCGTAGGATGTGTACGGTTGTGGGCGCAAATGGTGAAACCCCGAGAATTCGGTTAGAATCTTGTGGATACGGTGAATTTAGTCAGGTCGTTGAATTGATAACTTGTCGCCGCGAGTGGGATATTAATATTATTATAAGAGATAATCCAGATTATGCGACAATCATTAAAATGGAAGAATGGAGGTATATAGGAGTTGGGATTCGAGATGATACCTATGTTATTTACTTAACATTTTGAGGTGATCTTATGAAAATGCTACTATGTTTTATTTTCCTTTTTTTCGCAACGGACTGCCTGTCCCAAGATTTGCCAGCTGAGCCTCTCCCCGCAATGCCAGCGAGTGAAGGCCAAAACGTGGTCAACATGATTAACCTGGAAAGATTTAACCTGGGGTTAAAGCCTCTTAAATTCAGTGACCAGCTGACGTGTGCGTCGTCCCTACACTCTGCGTGGCTCTTTCGCACAGACCGGTGCCAACATACCGGACCTGGAGTGCAGACCTTCCAGCTGCGAGCTCAAATCTGTGGAGGGTCTGCTAGGGGGGAAGTGATTGGATGCGGTCAAGGCTCCTTTTTTGAGGTTGTAAGGGACTGGATGAATGACCCAAGACATAGGGAGATGATTCTAGACCCAGACATGACAGAGATCGGTGCTGCAAACATGGGCTACAAATGGGTAGCGGTGCTCAATAAATGAAAAAAGAAATTCTGCTTGAGATTAAATTTCCTTACCAAAAACCGCAAAACGTCCTTGTGAAAAGAATGCACAATGGCGTTTATAGGCTTGCTATTTTTGATAGGTTTGATCGAGTAGAATTTTTGAACGGTGAGAACGTGGGGTTTGGGGTGATCGTCTTTAACACATGCAAATTCCCGCGGATTGTGCGACTAGTTCTAAAAGACACCTGGGATGAAGGACTATTCAGGAATTTTGAAGGCCAGGTTGTCAACATCGAGGTTAGGGAGATTTATGGCGTGGGATGAAGTGGCTACTGCAATTGTGATGTTTGCAGCTGCATTTTTTTGGACGACTTGGTTTATCAGATTTCTAATGTTACTATAAACTATCCACTACAAAATTGAGGTTATTATGGCATTGCAAGATGTAAAGTTAATTGGTCTCCACACTGGATGTGTCGCTTGTCTGATGATCAAGCTTATTTTAAAGCCTGTTGTGATGCTCGCACACTGGGTGGAAGCGAAGCTAGCGTCCAAACAACCCGAAATTAAGTGAAGGCAGTCTTTGCGGCTCTAGTGCTTTTCTTGCTCGCTTGGGCTGGACTTGCTGCATTTTATAGCGTGAAACAGACCGAATATATCCCCTTCGTGGGACATGTGCAGTATTTCTGCTCCAGGTCTGGGGTGGAATACCTGTACTTTCAAAAAGCGGAGACCTTAGCTCTACACGTCGACCCAGCTGGAGTGCCCATAAAATGCCAAAGTAGAGGAGTACACCTTTGAGACCCTGGATGTCTAGTTATCCTGCGATATTCATCCAAATAGAGGACGACGGAGATGTACTTTTCGACCTTAACTTAGGTTGGGGGGTCTCGTTACGTAGAGCCATAAAAATAGAGTTTTCACTTAGATTTGACAAAACCCAAATGCTTTTCATTCATCGTAGATTAGAGAATATTTTGTCAACGGCTAAACATATTTTCGTTGATGTCACTTGGGATGAAACTGGACCCTTCTGTGAAATCATAGTCAACGGCGACGACTTGACCGACCTTATGATAACTCAAGGGGTTCTTCCAAAATAGCGGCTTTTTTCCTTTTTAGCCACCGTGCGTCGACCCTTTTGCCGATAGTCAAAAGGTGGTAGTAGTATTCGTCTAGATCCTTGAAAGCCTCGTATTCTCCAGGGCTCACCCTTCGGATGATTTTACACTTGGGAGCTAGCTTCATAGCTTCTGTTCTAGATTTGCATAAAATTCTTTTCATAATTATTGACCCACCAAATATCCGTAATACGCTATCAATGCCGCGTCAACTATTCCATCATGAGCCACTCGGCACCTATCACTAGCCCTTAAATCAACATCAGGCCATAACTGACGTGCTACATATAGACTGGTTGCTTTGGGATTGTCAAATGTTGTCGGCGATTTCTTGTGAAGTAAGTTTGTCCAGACAGCTGGGGGGACGAAATTGATATCAAACCCGCAGCCATTAAGGGTCCCCAGCATATATCCGTAATCACGTCCGTAGTTAAACATAGCCCTTGCAGACTCTTTCCCCATCACCTGAGCCTTCTCAACCCAGATGGTTTTTACGCCGAAATTGATGAAATGCTGTTTCGGTATAACCTGGGTGAGTAGGTGCTTTTGCCATATTTTGCCGTCTTTTAATATGACTATCGCACCTGATTTGCCAGGATCTACCCCCGCAATGATTGACATTCCGACCCTCACAATATATGAGTATGTTTTGATGCGTGGAGCCTAACATTGATATCGGTATTTGTAAACGAAATAGGTCCAATTAATAATCCTGACGGTTTTTTACCACTTGATTATAGAAATGTTAAAGAGCTATGGGACATGATATCAACCCATACATACTCGCCGATAATTTTCCAGGATGAGTATAGGCTCGGGGACAATTTTATGTACTCAGACCTTTGTGTAATGGACGTGGATAATAAACACGAGCCATTCTATACCCTGGAGCATGTGATTAAAGATTTTGGGGACTGTTCATTAGTAGTCGGTGGGACTCGAAATCATATGCTCCCCAAAGCCCATCATGATGGGATTGCACCGAGATTTAGAATACTCATACCCTGGGAAGAGCGCATAACTTGCCCTCATACATACGAGAAAAGTATCAAGTTTGCACAGTCAATGTGCGAGGGTGCAGACACAAGCACAAAGGATATCGCAAGGCAATACTACCCATGCAAGGTGTTTCTTCTAGCCTTAGGACCTGGAGAAAAAATGCCTGTTATCCCCGCGACTCCCAAGGAAATCGAGGATAAACGCCGGAGTGATCAATACAAAAGACAGGCGAGTGTAGTGAGGCCACTGCCTGGGCATATCGTAGAATTTTTAAAATCTGGCAAAGTTTTTGGGGGAAGTCGAAACAACTCGGTTTACACGTCGGCTAGGTCTCTGGTAGAAAAGGGGTTCACTAATGCTGAGATTGAAGAGTTGGTTCGGAATGCTCCATTTGATCGCCGTGGATTCAGAGATGCTGAAATTAAATCTTGTATCAATAGTGCTAGAAAAAAGACAGAGAGTTAAGAATTGGCGTCTTAACTCTCCTCCCAGAACAAGAAACTCTTTTTGCCGAAGAGTTTTTCAAACAATCACTCACACGCCACGCTAGAGGAGTATTCTGTGATTAACGAAGAGGATCTTCCCAAAAAAGCGGCCATTTTGCAACTAAAAAAAGCGAAAGAACCAACGAGTTTTGGGGTTATTTTCCAAAACTGGACGATTGTCGGGACAAAAGAGTCTAAGCGGAAAGGCCCTGGAGGCAAGGAAGTCCCTGTAGAAGTCCCTGTCTACCTTGGTAAGAAGTCTAGCGAGCTCGTAGACGAGTTGAAGGGGTTACTTCCAAATTTCATCAACCTCAATGGTGATTTGACTGAGCTACGGACCGACCCAAAAACAGGTTATCTCATGCCGAGGGAAAGCAATCATCCCGACAAGGTTGAGGCGGCCCTTAACGCCAAGGATATCCCCCTCGATTTCAGGAAAAATGTCGAGGGTGCAGTAAGATGGGTGCCAGTTGTACTCAACTTCAAGGATACCCTGCGACACGTAACCAGGGTGACCAAGTACCCTTCATGGCCAAAACAGGACGACCATTTAGTCCTAGCTCCAGGTATTGAGCCCGAGGCTACCGGAGCTTTGGACCGTCTCCTCGATTTCTTCTGCCCATTGACAGACACTGACCGCCAACTCCTGAAGGCCCTGTTTTGTACTCCAGCCTGGAGCACCGGCCAAGGCAAGAGGCCACTCTTTTTGATTGCTGGTCCAGAAGAGGCAGATTCAAATGTAAGTATTGGGAAAACTACCCTCGTCGACATTTTGATTAAGCTCTATGAAAGCGGAGCTTCACTCCACCCTGAAGTTTCGGTAGACCGTTTGACGACCAACCTCATGAATATACCTTCGCAGCAAGTGATCATGATTGATAACGTCAAGTCCAAGGAGTGGTCCTCAGCGGCTCTAGAACGGCTCATAACGAGTCCAGAGATATCTGGGCATAAGATGTACCTCGGCTATACGAGCTTCCCAAATCACTTCACTTTTGTCGTCACAATCAATGACCCCCACTTGAGTGTCGACTTAGCCAGCCGAGCCGTGGTCATTCGAATCAGACCCCCGGAGGTTGTTGCAGGGTGGAGGGATAACATCGACACATTTTTAGACACCTCCAGGATTGATGTGTTTAAAGATATTGGCTCAATTTTAATGTCACCGAGGGTTAAAGACCCTGATATCTATTCATCCTTTAGATTTCCTATTTGGAAATCAATGATCTTAAATAAGATTGATGCTAACCTTGGTGAGCACATTAAAATTCAAAGCGAGTCTTTAAAAGTTAATAATGAGTGGGCAGACTGGTTAGAATTTGTAATAGATAAGGCGACTAGATATACCTGTTGGGGGAACATAATCAGTGCCAGTGGCTTTCAAATTTTCGTCCAGAGTCGAATTTTGCAAGAGTGGTATCATGAGTGGTCTGGGACGAGCGTGCGAACAACTTCCAGGGGTGAGCTCGGGAAGCGCATTAAAAAATTGTGTCTTGATGCAGGGATGCTCTATACTTCCCAAGTTAAGATAAACGGCGATAATCGAAATGGTTTCTGGGTCAACCCCAAACAGCAACAGGGACCCAGAGTCGCAGTCACTACTCAGCACAAAGAAAACTCAGGCGTAACTCCTTTCAGATCGTAAGAAACTATCAGTAACTGATCTAACCCCAATACTACCCCTCCGGTAGGATTAGGGTAGGATTACGGTAGGATTACGGTAGGATTACTATTGCCAACAATTACTGCACGGTAGGATTGGTAGGATTAAAAACCCCCAAAAGACCTCCTGGAGCTTTTACACATACTACAATCCACACTCTCTTCTTTTTCCCATACTCTTTTACTACTTAGTAATACTACTAATCCTACCAAGTTGATATTAAAGAGAATAGTAATCCTACCGTAATCCTACCGTAATCCTACCTTTTTGAAAGTAATCCTACCCTGTTGATATTAGAGGCTTAGTATGCTAAAAAGGGGTATAAAAATGGAGTTTTGAATGCCTACAGCCAAGCCAAAAGACTGGGTCAACCCTAGAGCCTGGAAGCCCTTGAGAGTCCCCAAATGCCCTGTGATGGGCTACCTCTACCGTGCGACAACCGATGGAGCCGGGGTCCTGATCCAACGCAAGAAGTGGAACCACCCAGACGAGTTTCGAACGAGAAAAAAGCTTACAATAGAGCGATGGAATGAGTTAGAAACCTCAATCCTGGAGAATGCCGTCGAGTATGAAGTCGCGGTACTTTTGAGCACACTAGCTAGAGGGACTTTTAAATGACACCTGACTTAGTTGAAGCATTCATGCTCGGGGTATTCACACTGCCCATGCTCTGGATGCTGATTTTTTTCATACTCTGGTTTTTGAGAATACTATCATGAAAGCAATACTTTATGTCTTTTTTGCGTGGTTAGTGATAGCCTGGTCTCTCGCTATGTTTCTCGGATTCTTCACTTCACCGTAAACGGGAATTTTTATGAGTGCGACTCTGTATGTTATTCTTGGTATGTCAATTGCCTCGTCGATAATAACGGTAGCCTTAGGGATTTTGATGTTTTTAATACTTTGTAAGAAGGTTAAAGAAATCGAATGCCGTAGCTTAGATGTTATTAATGAGGCTAAGGAAAATTTAAAGACTGCTAGTAGTATTAATCAAGCGTTAGCTATGAAGGTAGAAATTATCGAGGACGCTGTAAAATCGCTTGACTTTTATCGCGCACAAGGGAAAAAGTAATACTCCATAAAAATCAAAGGGATACCAAATGTCAACTTTTCGCGACGGCTACTTAGATCAAGGCCAACCCCTCGGGATGCTTCCGCAAGATGTGCTTCTTATCGCTGACGACACTCCTGTGATTCTAAACCCCAAAACTGCGCTGTTGCGACTCCGGTCGAATGACACGACCGCGGCGAACCGGACATTCACCCTCCAGCCTGGATATGTCGTGGGTCAGGAGCTCGTCATTGTGTTCACAAGTGGAGCCGCAACGGCAGCACAGCTCCTGAACGCCGGAACAGTGGCTTTAAGCGCGGCGTGGGCACCGACCCTCAATGATACCCTCCGGCTCGTCTGGACGGGCTCTATATGGGTAGAAACGGCTCGCAGCGATAACTGATGGCTGGCCGAGGTAGACCACGCAAACCTGGAAGCCCGATCCCCAAGCCAAAGCCCGAGGTATGCGACCTTGAGCTCGCTGACCCGGGTAATCCTTTTGTTGCGCATAAAGAGAGTGATGCATTCCAGGGTTCAAAGTTTCAACCCGGCCAAGCTGGGTGTATGGGCTCAACACCTGGAATGCTGACTCCCATCATGATTCGCAGGTTACTTAGCCGGATGTGGAAGATGAATCGCTGGCAGCTGCAAAGGCTGGTCGAGGACCCCCAAACCAGCATGGGGGAAATCACTTTAGCCGCGATACTTGTGAAAGCGGCTGGAGATGGGGACGTGCAAAAGATCGAGTTTGTGCTAAATAGGATGATAGGCAAGGTTAAGGCGGCTCAAGAAAAGCCCGAACAACTCGACGAATTGCGGCTTATCCCTACAGAAAAGATCCTGGAGCTACTTGACTCTTTACCCAAAGATGTGATGAATGTGACCCCGAAAGAAGGTGCTTAAAATGTTTGTACAAATAGCTGATAATTCTTACATTAACAGTGATCATATTGTCACAATTGAATCGCCTCAAGGATTTACTGTAAGGATAACTTATGCTGATCTTGAGGTATTAGATTATGTCATACCAGAGGAATATTGGGACTCGTTTTGGCAGTGTGTGAGGAATCAGAAGTAACCCCGAAAGAAGGGGTGCCTTAGGTTCTATTTCAAAGCGGTTTAAAATTGAGTTAAACTGGTTTGTCTAAGACACAAAAGATGGTTAATCGAATCGAGAAAGAAAGTCAATAGATGCAATTTAAGGTTTTTAGGGGTGACTTAAAAGAGGGGCGTAAGCGACTGCTATTAACTCCAGGTGAGAGCATAATAATAGTTCACATGCAGATAGAGAATTTTGGCGATAAAGATATTCTTATAGAGTTCGATCAAGATTATGTTTTAGCAACATCTCCAGACTCTGAAAATCATATTCGGGTAAAAAAATAATGATCACGATATCAGCGCAGGAAAGTCAAATTGAAAACTATCGATAAAATTAAAGCCGCTAGAGAAGCCCTTAAAGTGTCTTGTTTTAAATATAAAGATATTGAAGTGATATATAATGAGGACGATAGTTTTAGTCTGTCTTATAGTCCTTCACCTTTAGGTGTAATTAGAGTCGAGAGCGAAAGCATGATAGCAATAGCCGACTGGGTTTTATGTTTATTCATCGATGATGGGGAATAACAAATGGACACTATGAGCCTATTAGAACGTCTTAGGCAGTTAGTGAACGACCCTGAAAACTGCGCCATTTCAGATGTTGAAGTAGCAGAAGTGTTTATATCAGTTTTGCCTAAACTGTTGGCTATAGTAGATATTAACAGGCTGATGATAGGTGCCTCCTGTCCAGAAGCTTACAATGCTTATGGGGTGAGGCTAGTAGAGGCACTTCGAACACTTGAGGAGATGGGGAATAGCAATGGCACCACGCTTTAGCAAGATCATGTCGAAAATGCAGGATGAAGAGGACATTCCCGCGGATATCCCAAATCCCGAGATGATGATGGAAGAGCCTTCCACAATGCCTTGGGACAAGCCCTTCCCCCCTGGAATAGCGGCGCAGGAGGCTTTCGACGACATGCTGACGCGGAGGGTCGTAGACCCACTAGCCCAGGCTGGACACCCAGACCTAGGTGCGGGGTTTGCGGCGATACCCAGTGCAGCGCATAGCATGATAGTGCCTCAGACTGAGTTTGATGTAGCGGGGACAATCATCCCCTTGCCTGGAGTCGCAAAGGCGATGAAAGCGGGGAAGTTTAGAAAGATTCGCAATGCGATGAAGGCTGAGGACCCTGAGAATGTGGCGGGTATTGTTGCGAAGCAAGCGGAGAAGCATGTTCCCGAGGCTGATAAGCTGGCTAAAAAAGAATATGACGAATATATGAAGGGGGAATTGGCACCTAAAGCCGAAGTCAGGGATATCGACGCGAAGGTAGAGGCATCAAAGGCTGAAGCGGTGCCTAAGCACCCCCAAGGCGAGCGGTTAGATCGAATCAAAAAAAGCCTGTCTAAAATTGACGACTTGATGAAGCAGTTAAAAAGCCTTCCAGGTTCAGTCGAACCGCCAAAGAGTGAGCTTTCAATCCTTGAAAGGATATTATCCAGGTTTGACGAACCAGAAGCGGAAAAACTGCGCAGTGTGATCAAGCGGGACTTGGATGCATTTGAAGGTGGAAATACTTATATTGGGGAAAACTTCCACAAGCCAGTCTGGCAAAAACCAAACGCGGAATATGTGCAGCCCATACCAGTCCCTCCAGAGTATTTAGACAAAGTGGGCAATCATGTCGGCAAAAACATCATGTATGGTGGGAATGACCCATTCCAATGGCTAGATACCAAATACGGTGCATCCAAGGCTTGGTTGGAGAAAACTACAGGCCAACCTCGTATAATTGAAACGCAGAGCGATTTGATTGCCCATGCTGATTATATGGACAAGCTTACTGATCAAGATAAGGTCATTTTTCATATTTTAGGCGATGATAATCGTATCAGTCGTGTGTTAATGCCAGGTGTTCCAAGTCAGGCACGAGTTATACAGGCAGCGAAAAAACTGGCTGACAAGGGGATAAACGTAACGATAAAAAGACATAACATACCTGGAAGAAAACCAGACAAATCTAGCCAAGTAATCCCAGACGGTATATGGCAACAAGATGAATATTTGCGACTAGATCCAGAGCAAATAAAAGCGATCAGTAAAGTTGGCGGCCATGATTTTTTTAACAGTCCAGTCATTGATGCTGATGTTGCGCCTATAGTTAATCAAGGCAAAGACATGGCGCGAAAAGAATACGAGGACATTTATGATTTCAAGCCTCGATCGATACCCGACCCCCCCAAGCCTCCCAAAGGCGACCCCGAAGCCTCGCTGCGCTTCCCTGGAATACAGTCTCAGATGGACGTAGCCCCCTCTAGAATGGACGAGACTGGGAAGGCCTTTGGAGATGTAGGGCAGAGTGAGTTTCTGCCTGATAACAGGCCACAGGTGATCAGGGAGGACGTGCCTAAGAGGAATTATGTCGAGAGTGAGATGGGCAAGCCAGTGTCAGAATTGACTGGGGGATTGAAGCCAAGCCAGCTGCAAAATCCACTATTCAAGTATTCGGTAAATCCGATGATTGATGATTTAAAATCTAAAGCACAAACAAGGCAAACCTACGGTGAGCTTTCTTATGGGGAAGAAGTCAAGGCAGCAAAGTCAAAACATGCGGCTACAAGGCTTCAAAACCAAATGTACAAAGGCCGTCCCTCCCACGAAGCGGAGCAAGCGAAGCTTTTTCCCAAGGTGAACGAGGCGGTGAAGGGGAGGCCTGAGTCAGTCAAAAAGCTGTTTCAAAAACCCGATGGCTCGTTAGTTGACGAAAATGGTAACGTGGTCATGACAGCGGAAGAATCTGAGCGATTAATGTATGAAAAACTAAAAGACTTCTAATAAAGAAAGGAAGCTACCATGACTGAAGCTACTGGGGGATTTTGTGTGGATCGGATGAAAAAAAAGCCTAAGCCGAAACCAAAACCAAAGTGCTGAAATAACCGTGTAAAATACTCACGAAATAGGGGCGAGTGACGAAACGTGAATAAGGGAAAAATTAACGATATGAACGCAAAGACGTACAACGTGCAAATCGAGTATTTAGGACAGGAATTTTTTACTGTGGAAACGGAAAATGAATCGGACGCTAGATATATAGCGCTTAAGGAATTTAGAGTCCGAAACCCGGAGGGGGACATACAGTCTGTTGAGGTTGATGAAGTATAACATAAGGAGCACTGGCTATGCCTTAAGGAAAATGTCTCAACGTGAAAATAGAAAGCACAGACAGGACACTCAAGATAATCGATGACTTTGGAAGGCAGAGGTTTTTTGTGAGCGACGAATTATACGACGCAGTTAAATTTGAAGGCGGGATATCAAAAGAAGAGGAGGAGAGTTTAGAAGTCTATGGAAAGAATCAATGCGCTATAATAGACATAATTAAAATAGAAAAGAAGTATAAGTTTTTAAGCGAGCTCGCTTCAAAGTATGGTGAGCTAGCGCATGAAGTTAATAACCGTATAGAGCTCACAAAGATGATGGACCCTGGAGCTATCGCTATCGCAGTCCAGCTGTTACAGAGTAGCTTTGGACTCATTGAAAAGGCGGCTTTCCAGGTGAAAGAGGACGAAGACGAGCCAGAGGAAAAGATGTGGTAATAATTACAGCTAAGTCCTAGTTGTTAGACGTCTAATCCTTAGACACCTACTCATAATGTAACCTAGCGATATTTCTAGGCTACAGGGATGGCATGGGGTGTGCAATAGGGGTAGTACCTGGCAATGTCGCTGGGCACTAGGGAAAAAACATGACAAAGAAAATCACATTAGAATTCACAAACTCCGAAATCACCTGGCTCTACTTCCAAGCTTGCGAAACCTTCTTAAAAAATAGAGTGACTATGAGTTGGTTCATTCCGTTGAATCTAACCGGCAAAGACATACTGGCTAGGCAAAAGAAGGCTAAATACTACCTGTATTGGTGCAAAAACATCGTAGACGCTAAGATGCTCGTCGCTGCATGGGGGTTAAAAGAGTACGACATTCTCCTCGATACGAGGGACGAGGACGATGGGGAGATATCGTTTGTGGTTTGGTGTAAAAAGCCTTTGCGATCGGCTAAGAAATGAATATCACGTAGTATATATACTACGTGATTTATGGTTAATCCAATTGGTCACTGTCCTCGTTTCTCTGCCTAAAATACGCTCTTATCTGATCCCGTAGTTTAAGGCTCCGCTCGTCGTCGTGATCTACTAATTGCCATAGCCCTTGTGAGTCCATTTTGAGGTCTCGCACTGGGTCGAAATTATTCTCTTCGAGGATACGCCAACGGTCCCAGTATAATCTCCGAGACTTCGGTCCATGGTATGAATGTGCAATGACTCCGGGGACATAGCCTATATTCTTGCGAATATATTTGAGAGCTAGCTTCTCCCACGACGAGACACTTTCTTTGTATGCGCTGGTCACTTTCCCGCTCACTCCCTCGGAGGCGCGACCCAAAAACGAAAGTGCCATATGGTGGTCCCCGGCTCCCAATACAGCAGTGCTGAGAAGTCCACCCATGCGCTCAAAGGCTCCGCGTCTCCACCCCCAAGCAAACCCTGGATGCCAGTAGATAAGCTTGTCCTGGATGCCGTATTTGTGCTTTGGATTGGAGAATCTTTTGGGGTTTAATTTCCCATCATGGTCGGTGAGCGGGGGAATTTTTGTATTAGCTAGTTGATTGTGATAGCAGTATACAAAACCGTGGTTAGTGCCCACTGGATTTAAAGCTGGATGGGGTCCGATATCTAAGGCCATGTGAAAAAGTTGGATTACGTCATATGTTTGTAGTTGCTGGACACTTTCGTGTAACCAGTCCTCGCGCATGAACGTAACATCAGCATCTATGACTAAAACATACTTCCAGTCTGGAGGGAGCCTATTTACAGCGAGATTGAGCATATTTTCTTTGTGCCAAAGCTCAGTCCTGGTAGTCAGCTGGAGGGTATTTGGTTCACCCTTAATAGTCACTTCGAAAGGCCTATCTCCCACGGCGACTTCAACCGTGTAGAGGTTGGCACCTGAAGCGGCCATATGGTGCTTAAATCGCCGGTAGAGGTTATACCTGGACTTGAACCTAACCACGTTACTGATGCAAGTGATCACCCAGCATTTGCTTGTGTCAATCGGGGTCAAGTCAGTCTTTAAGATACTGTTAATATCCACAGGCTAGGCCCTCAAAAAGATTTTGGAATAATGAATATTGTATGCTAATGTCTGCGCATGCAGCAAGCAGTGAGCGAAAGAGATTTGAGAAATGCCCTTTGGAGTCGCGGCGAGCTCGCATACAAGCTTGATTCGCTCCAAAGACGTATATCGCAGACCGTCCGAGAGAATGCCCACTCTCGGAAGGTCTGCATCCTTTCGTCTCGGCAAATCGGCAAGACCTATTGGGCTTGTGTTTTTGCCTTAGAATATTTGTTGAAGAATCCAAAGAAAATTGCGCGAGTTATTGCACCCACTTTTAAACAGTGCCAAGACTTGGTCAATGACAACCTGAGCGTGATCCTTGCAGACTCCCCAGAAGGCCTACTTAGACGAGCTAAGACCGAATATCGATACAACCTATTCAATGGGTCGTCGCTTCGCTTAGGAGCCCTGGAGAGGGCGTATGTAGACGGCAATCGAGGAGGCAATGCATCACTGATCATCTATGAAGAATGCGGATTTGTGACTTCGGATGATTTTAATTATGGTGTAGACTCGGTCATGGGTCCCCAGCTCCTCCGCTCCCAAGGAATGGAAATTTTCGTCTCCAGCCCTTCCGAAGAACCTGATCACCCACTTCACACGCGGGTTCTTCCTGAAGCAGACATGTTGGGGACCCTATTTCAATACACGGTATACGATTCGCCTAGTATCTCCGAGATTATGATTGATGAAGCGGCGAGGAGATGCGGGGGGAAGCATACCGACGCGTTTAAGAGAGAATACCTAGCTCAGATAATCAGGGTCATGTCGAAAGTCATTATCCCTGGATTTAATCCTGCTAAACATGTGAAAGAGTTTGACCTACCCACCCCTGCTCACATTCAGTTAACAGCCGACTGGGGGGGGACCAGAGACATGACTGTTGCTCTAGTCCATACCTACGATTTTATCCACAATCGGCTACTTATATGGGATGAAAAGGCCTTCCCCCCGAATACACCAAGCGTGCATATAAAGAAGGACCTGGATACCTGGAACCATGTCTGGTTTTCAAAGCATGCTGACGTAGCTGGACAAACTCTTATCGACCTGTATGAGCTAGGCACCGAGTTTACGACCCCACCTAAGTCAGACTGGTTAGCTACAGTGCAATCAATGTCAAACCTCTTTGAGATGGACCAAATCTGGATCCACCCAAGGTGTAAATTCCTAATCCAGTCCTGTAGAGCCGGGGTCTTTAACAAAAATCGAACGGATTTTGAAAGACTTCCCGAGATTGGCCATTGTGATGCGTTAGCGGCTTTGATGTATGCTAACAGGGTCCAAGAAAGGTCCAATCCTTACCAACGTGACGACTTGGTTAATAACGAAAAGATATTTATTTGGAACCACAAAAAAGAGAGTGAGCAGGTGACCCTGGAGTCCATGATACCTGCCAATAAATTCCCTGGACCTACTCGATTTGGAAAGTTTAGATAATGGCAAAAATCACAATTAGTCGGATCTTTGAGACAGCTAGAGCATTGTCAACCGATGCAGGGACTCAGCTACAGGATTTTATCCAGTTCCAAGCCTCGTTTGCTGAAATCACAATTAGGGCTTTGCGCAATGGCCTAACTGATGAAGACAACACCGACTGTCAGGTTAGGACTGTGGATCTAACGGACAATGTCCCCTTGGTGCTCGGAGTCGAAAAGAAAAGGGCGAGGGAAGTGAGGGTTCGTAGGGTCGTGAGCTCGACGACCGCCTTGTCGGCTCCCTTGGCATGGGGGTTTGCAAATAACGGAGCCGTGACTATGACTGCAAAGTTTTCTCCAGCACCGACTGCGCCGGTCACCGTGGAAATAATAATACTTTACTAAATCGCAAACTTAGTCGTATAGTTTTCGGTAACTCCAACCAATTGGCGAGGCCAAAAACTATGACCGAATCTGCACTAGGCAGTGGTGGTGCGTCCGACGTTGTATCGACCCCCCAAGCTGAACCTGTAGCTCCTCCTCCATCTCGTTTCCGCGTCCCTGTCGACGGTGAGGAGTTGGAAGTGGACCTGGAAGAACTAAAGCGCGGCTACTCCCATGGGAGGGCGGCGTCTAAGCGCATGCAGGAAGCTGCGGCAATCCGTAAGGCTGAGGAGGCCAGGAAAGAGCGAGCCTCTAAAGGGGACTTCTCATGGCTCCAGGAGTATGGGGTCCCTAAGAATGATGTGCTCAAGTGGGCAGAAAAGGAGCTCCTGGAGCTCATAGAGTTTGAAGCCTTGCCGGAACCTGAGAAAAACTACAGGACTGAAAAGCAAAAGAGAGAGGCTTTAGAAAAACAACTTGAAGAGTTATCGGCTAAAGAGCGTGCCCAAGTAGAACAGCAAATAGCCGATAAAGCCTTTAGCGAAATTGACGACGAGATAGCGAAGGCATTAGAATCTTACAAGGGTAAAAAAACACCAAGACTTATACGCCGCGTCGCCGAAGCCATGTATGCCAACCTGGAGAAAAACCAGGAGCCACTTCCAAGCACCAAAGCGTTAGAGCGAGCGAAAGCAGGTTTGAGCGAGGACATTCAGGAATATCTGAACACGTCCACGCCGCAAGATGTGATTAAGCTTTTCAGTAAAGAACAGATGGCCGCTCTTAGGAAACACTTTGTTGCGGAAGCACAAGAAGGAAACCCCTTCACTCGCCAAGCCTCAGCGAAGCCTGGAA